CAGCAATTGTATACCGCCCTCGAGCGGTATGCGACAGAATGGGATGACTATGAGTACATGGATGAGTACTTGCGTCGAGGTTTTGAGAGGGCTTATAAAATATTCTCTAAACCGAAAGGTCATGAGTGCCTTCGCATTCTGACCGATGACGAGGTCGTCTCCAAAGCGCTCAAGCTAGATAAATCTTCGGGTCTTCCGATGATGACTAGCAAGTCTGAATCACTCACGTACTCTTTTGACCGAGAGTTACAGATTCGACTTGAGCGCAAGGCGCCAAACCCTTGTGTTGCGTATAAACGTACGCAAAAAGGCAACAAGACACGTCTTGTTTGGGGCTACCCGCTCGAAATGACGATTATGGAATCGCGGTTTGCGAGGCCTTTCATTAACGAGATGCTCCAAAGAAGAACGCCCATGGCATTCGGTATGACTAAGTGTGAGTTGGGTGCTTATATCCACCGCTATATCATCGAATCCGAGGGAAGAATCATTGCGATGGACTATTCCAGGTATGATACTACTTTGTCTAGAACAATGATTCGAGCAGCATTTCGCATTATCGCGACCTGGTTCGACAAGACGGACCTAGAGCAGTATGGATGGGATAAGATTGTGCATTATTTCATTCACACTCCGATTGTGATGCCTGATGGACACCTGTATCGAGGTAAGCATCATGGCGTTCCTTCGGGAAGTTACTTCACTCAGGTCGTCGATTCTATTTGCAATGTTGCGCTGTGTTATGCGCTGTCAGAACGCTTTGGCTTCAGTTTAAACAAGCGATCCTTGTTTGTACTTGGCGATGATGTTTTGATGAGTGTAGTTGGTGACGTTGACCTTAACAAGTGGGCCGATTATCTCGGAAAGTTTGGCATGAAGATGAACGTCGATAAGACACTTCTTGACAGAGCACACTTTCTTGGCGCATTCTGGGATAAGGGTAAGCCCGACGTTCCTATTCAAGAGATAGTGAACAAGGCTGTATTTCCTGAGAATTACAGGGATTATGGGGGACAACCTCATGAGGGTGCTAATGCAGTCTTGAGAAGCTATGCTTCTAACTTTCTCAGCGCGGTACGCGTCTTGCCGCTTAATTTCGCCGATATGAGACGGGTTGATTTCGGTGATATGCTCGATGTGAATCCCAATCACTTGAGCGGTTCTGATAAGTTCTTACTCGAAGAGGGTATGCTGAACAGAACCAGATTAAGAAAGGCGTACTATCCGACCCTATCAGTAAGGATCTTGCTGTAAACAGGAAGGGCGCGGGACGAACAAGTACCCGGGGTGGAG